ATTGTACCTCCTGTTTGTGTAAAAGTATTTTTATCTACTAAAAGAGCTGTTCTTTTAAAGTCATCATTAATAAACGCTTCTATATCAGACGTTGTTGCTGTCCCACCGGTGTCATCTGCTCCTGACACATAATTATAAATTGTACTATTTTTAAAAGTGCCTGTGCTTTCTTCAAATTGTTTTCCCTCTATAGTGCCTTCTCCAGCAACGTTGTAAGCTAAATTGGTTATAGTCTGACTGATTGTGTTTCCTCCCGGAGTTCTGTGCCTCATTTCTGTAAGTATTTTATAACCTATTAAAGTAGACACATCACCAAATTGAGCTTTTTCTAATAGTAATTTATTATCTAAATTTGTTTGTAACATTTGTTTAACTTCACCAAGAACAGCTTTAAAATCCATGTTGCTTGTAAAAAATCTCCACATGATCGCTTGCTGCATTAAGCCTACGTCCTTATCTGAAATAGTTCTACTGTCTCCTCCGCCCTGAATAGCAGCAGCTAAATCAAAAGCTAAAAGATAAGAATGAAATCTCATAGTGGCAACTGCTGTATTTCTTAATAAATTAGCACCTCTTTCGTCTGTTCCATTTCTTACTGCTTCTTGAAATCTAGCTGCGTTTCCTGAATATGTATTTTTAATGTGATTATACAAACTTTGTTCACGGTTGTACATTAGTTTGTAATCATCTTGTATTGATTGTGTATATTTTTGATACCCTTCAATAGTTTCAAATCTAGATTTCATAAAACTAAATTTTTCTCTAAGACTATCATCCATTGGTGGTCTTGATTCATGAAGACTCATAAATTGACCTACTGCGTCTTTAGCCTCTGGGAGCTGTTCTACGGTGCTTAAAATACCTCTAGTTGTTATTACTAAACCTCCTAAACCACCCATCGGTAGTTGTCTGTTTACTTGTTCTATTGCATCAAATGTTGTTAACATTTTATCTAATCTTCGGTTTGGTTTTTGAATATTAGCTATATCAGTTTGAATAGTTTCAAATAATTTATCTAATTTTTGTTCTTTTTCATAACCTAATTTTCCTAAAGTTTCACCATTACCTTTTACAATACGATCTTTTTCATAAAAACTTCCAATAATATCAATAATATCTAAACCAGAAATATCCATACCTTTTTTTCTTAGGTTTTGAAAATACTGAGATAAAAACATAATTTTATTTCTGTCAAGAACATCACGGTTTGTAAGTTTTGTTTTTTTAGTGTTCGTAAAAACACCTGCAATATCTGACTGTATTTCAAATTTAGTTTGATAGTCAAGTCTAGACCTATCTTCTTTAGTTAATTTTGTTCTGTCCACCATAGGGTTAAATCTTTCTTTTCCTTGAAGAACTTCTTGTACAATAAACTCTTTTGCAGATAATTCCCCGTTATGAAATCTTAAACTAAACATATTTGCTAATTTCATAGGATCAACTCTGTACATTTTAGCAAATTTATCATCTGTGTGATAAGAGTTCATACTTTCTGTATCTATAGAATTTATCTTAATTTCTACATTACCATTCGATTGTAGCTCTGCACCTCTAAAGTCCGGTGCTGAAATTATATTCATTGTTGCATTATTAAGATAATTGTCAGTTTTATACCACATGTTTGACCAGACTTGTTTTATAAATTTATTATCTGTTGTAAAGGGCATTGCATTTTCAGGTTCCATAAATACTCTGCCATCGCTAGTTGTTGTAGTGTTTTCTAAATGTCTTTTTACATAACCTATAAAAGGACGCACCATATTTTCTATTTTATCCTGTTGTCCAGTAGCTTTTGCGTACTGTAATACATTTAAATCTTTATCTTTAAACTCTCCTTGATCAATTGTAAGACCCGGTATAGGTGTTGTTAAAATTCCTACATTAGCATTTAATAAAGCAAGATTTTGATTTTTTTCTCCTTTGATGTCTTTAAACTTGGAGTGTGTAAAATGATTTTTAAACATATCTTCTAAATTATATCCAAACTTATGATGTGTTACACCCGTTTTAAATATTTGATTCTCCTCCGCTGCAGTAAGACCTGCTGTTGCATTAGCCACTGCTGTTTTTGTTTTTAAATCTAACGCTGCTTGTTTTTCCATAGCAGCATTAGCATTTACTCCTGTTGCTATTCCTCCTACAAATGCTGGTAATATTGGCATATTATATCATCCCTTCCTGTGGTATAGTTTCATCGACTGGTAATTCGCCTGCCCCTTCTTCAGCAGCCGGCCCTCCTTCTGTAGATAACATATCTAAAAATCCTTGTTCCTCTTCAGGCACAGCTTGCATACCCTGAGCCCTTTGCTGTATGTAATTAAAAGCCTGTGGATTAAGCTGTTGCATATTTTCCATAATCTCTTCATCAGATATTTTACTATTGTCCTTTGCTTCAGGATTGAACAACACCACAGGTATTTCTTCTTCTAGACCCATCATCATAAAATACATGGCTAGCGGTGGTTTTATTAGTTCTGCTACGTCAGGGCTCCACATACCCTCTGAAAAACCCACAAAAGATATTGTATTTACAATGTATTCTACAGGAACACCAGAAGCCATCTGTCTTAGATAATCTTCTTTAACATTATGATTTTGTTCTATCCTATCTAAAACAAACATAATACAATCATCTGGATTTGTAAACTGTGGAGGTCTTTCAAACTTTTGACTGCCCGGTCTCATTGTTAAACTCTGTCCCGGAATAGGAGAAGAGTGAGGATCTAACGCTTCTATAGAACCCGGATCGGGTTTACTATCATCGTACATACTTACTGGTGGTTTTGCTTCATATCTCATATTTCTATCCTATTTTATTTACTACTGGCGCTGCCTTTGTTGGGTCTCCGCTATAATATTGTACTTTTTTAGCCACGTTAATACCTGTATTTATCACTGGTAAGTTAGCTAAGGTAGTGTCTATTTTGTTAGACATAATTAAAGCAGCCATACTTTTATTAATATTTGCATTGCCTGCTGCATGAGCTATGGCGTTTTGAACAGGAGAAATTCTTCTTCCTCCCGAAACATCTTTAGCTGTAAACTGTTGTCCTTGTGCTACCCCCCTAGCTCTTGCTGATGATGGAACAAACTTTTCTGCAAACTGTGAAGGAGTAGGTGATCCTCCAAATAATTTATCTTCATTAAAATTATCCTCATCATCAAAATAATAATCTCTGTATATATTTTTTAAATCTGTATATAGCTCTTTAACAGATGGTTTTTGCATAAAGTTTTTTAAACCATTATACGCTTCTTTTGCATAGCCAAAAGCTATCTTTGCAGCACTGCCTACAGTTTCTAAAAAACCACGAGGTGCCGGTTTAGGACTGTGATAAGAACTAGGTGCAGAAACTACATTACGACTTTGGTATGTTCTACCTTTATACGCATAGTCACCGTATCTTTCTTTAATAGGGCCTCCTGTATAAAATCTAGGAAGATCATCTTGATCGTCTATATCATCAAAATTTCCTACACTGTATTGTTTTAATTTTTCAGGATCGTCAGTAGCCATGTAGCCTAATTCTGCATCCCTAAACATTTGATTCATAGAATTTCTTAAAGACATAATTTTCTCCTTGTATTATTTTAGCCAGTTTTTTAAAACAGGTTCTAATAGTAAATTGTAAGAAGCTGTGCCTACAGAAGTAGCAACAGAATCTTTAAATTGTTTATCATAAAATTCAGATTGAGCTTCTGCTTCTTGTGCAATCATAGCAGATTGATGAGCTCTTTGTATATTACTTTCACTAGCAGACATCACCCAAGATGCTTCATCTCTATACCTCTGCCATAAATTAGCCTGTGCCTGTGCAGTTAAATTTAATAAATTCTGTGCATTTATTCTGTTCGTTTCGTTTTGTGTAGCAGTGTCTCTAGTGTTTGATTCTCTTCTCCACAAGGCATTTGATTGTAATATTTGATTAGCCATGTTCGCATTAAATTTATCTCTACTGTCCTGCATCTGTGCCATAAACCTGTTCATAGCATTTGCTTGGTCAGCATTTACCTGTGATATAGAAGCTGCACGGTTGTTGTTAGCATTTCCTATCTGTGCTCCCAGTTCTGCAAAAAACTCATCTACTTCATTTTGTGTCTTAGCATTAAATTGTCTAGAAGCATTTTCTTGTGATACATCGCTTAACATTTTTTGCACATTTGTTTGTTGATTTATTTCATTAACTTTTTGAGAATTATCCATATTTTTAACATCTACAGTTAAAAATGCTTTTGCATTGTCTACAGCAGCTTGCAGCCTAGCACTCATATTAGCTTTATCCATAGCCGCATATGTCATAGCATTTTGCAAAGTTGTTTGTTGTTGATTACTTAAATTTTGTAAGTCAACTGCAGAATATGTTTTTGCATCCTGTGCAGCAATTGGTATGGCAGATTCATAAATAGCTTGCGTAATTGCAGCAGCAGCCATTGATGATGCACCTAAACCTCTTTGTTGCATAATTGCATTTACTTTACGTACAGCAGGTGCAGCCCATGCTGGAAGAGCTTCACCATTATCCATAGCTGCATACAATGATTCTATTTGCCCCTTTATTGTTCCTAAATTAGATACCTCTCCCGTAACGTTAGCTGCTACAGCTTCATTTGATACTGTACCCATAACAGCAGCTGTTTTTGCAAACTCAGTAGGGTCTCCTACTAATGAAGAAGGAGAAACTGTTCCTTGAGCAGCGGCAGCTTGAGGAGTGTTTGCCTGTGTGTAAGCACTATAAGTGTTTGCTGTCATAGCTGTAGGAGAGCTAACGTCTTTTGCTATTGCACCTGTTGTTGTTATTGTAGGATTAGTAGGTAGCTGAGTCATGTTAGACTGACCAAAATCAACTAATTCATCAGTGTTTATAGTAGTAGCAACAGGAGCTACCTGTTCTCCCTCTGTCAAACCTACTTTCATTTGGGGCCTTACTCCAGATATAGGACTTACAGCAGGTTGATCTGTAACCTGTGCTTGACTTGCTTGTGTAGAAGTAACGCTTGGAAAACCTGTTACTTCACCTGATTGCTGTACATTAGAAGTACCTACTCCTCCTGTAGTAGTAGGTAAATCTTGAGCTGCTGTTCCCCCTGCCTGTAACTTTTTAGGTTTTTTTATTTTAGAAATAGCACCTCCTAAGTTCATTTGTAATTGTGATAATCTAGCCATGTCTAACTCCTATTCCTCTCTATAAACCTATCTATTTTATCTTCTAATCTTTGCAGATGTGAAATAACTTCCTTCACTTCTAGCTGTACATCACTTCTCTTCGCATATTCTTCTCTAGTTAAATTAAGTAGAATCTGCAGTCGCTTTACTTCTTGAAACATCTTAGAGAATGCCCAAGCAAAAGGTGCTACGATCAACGTCAGTACGAGATTCCATATCATAGTAGGGTCTAGTTCCATTAATTTTTCCTTTTTGTTATTCAAATATAAATTCTTGTTGTCCGCCCATGAGCCCACAGGTAACTTTATCTGTTCCTGTTACCATGATTAACCAATTGCCTCTATACTTATTTGTATATATTTCTATAACACTATTATTAGAAGTCACTGCAAAGGCTGTCCTTGTAAGTTCTAATCTGTTGTTTAAATCACTAACTGCAAAGTTTCTTTCTGCACAGGTATATTCCATTGTGATTTTTCTTTTTATAATATCATTAGCAACAGCACAATATGATAGTGTTAAAAACAGCATGTGGAGTATAACTGAATATAAGATATACTTTTTCATATTTTATTTACCTCTCATAAGTTTTAACATTATAGTCATCAGGCCAGTTATTAACCGTAGCAACTGCTGTAAGAACCCCATCACTGTCATATGTATCATTATGTAATGCCTTGAAAGCAGCCATATTAGCACTATTGTCAATGGCATTGCAAATAGAAGTGCAACTATTTCTAACATTTGTAACGTAAGTGGATACTGCACTAGGAATTGTTTTACTGTTATCATATGTATATCTTTCTACTAACCAATTAAATCTCCTTATCAATTCATTTGCTGTTGTCTTGCACTTGTTCTTAGCTACGGACTTCAAACCAAGTATTACTATCTGATTATCGTGATCGTCTAGCACAGGATTGCCACTCTCATCAACAGCGTTGCTGTCTGCAAGTGCCCTATTAGTTTTCGTATAGGTAGTTGTAACTTTCTTATTAGAACTATCAAATGCATACGTAGGCTGTGAAGTAATTTCAAACCTGTCATCTCCTTGAGTTCCTGCCTCTACAGTATATATACCTACAGCATTCAATTCTGACCATGTCCACGCTGTAAATATAGTTCGTGGATGTCGTACATTGTTAATTACCATACTTTTAGGAAACCTAATTATTTCCTGTATAGTATTTCCTGTTACATAAGCCCACATATTTTTCTCCTTTAGAATGTGTTATTGTATTTGTATGGTACGTCAGCCCAAGCTAAGTAAGCATAAGCATCACCAGAAGAACTGTTTGTATCAGACCTGCTATTCCTGATTTTAAATCCAGATGCTAAAAAGTCTATATCTATTGAACCTGCTGTATCTTCTGCTAAATCTCTTTGCCCATATAAATATCTATTTACAGGATTAGATGTTGACCTAGCTGTATCATAAAAAAACCATGTTTGTCCTGATTCTAATGCTTTAATAATTAATAAACGAGGTCTAAATCCTAGATATGTAAAAGGCCCATCAGCATCAGCATTTGCAATATATTCTCCAAACTTACTAAACCCTTCTATTGATTTTAAAACATAAGCAAAGTATGTTCTTCCACTTGTATCAGCAGAAGTTGTAACTGTAAAATTACTTGAAGTAGTTGCAGACACATAAGTTGAGTTTTGTCTAGCATTAGTTAGTGTAGGAAATATACCATAAGAGGTTCCCATATGTGGAGAGTTTAAATACATAATACTATCCCAAGCAGACCCAGTATTTAACATAATAAATATACAATCAGGAGTAGCACCTAAACTATGACTAACTGCTTGTGAGCCACCACCACCAGAATAAGTAACAATATCTAATCCTGCAGCAGCACTTTTTTTCCAACAATAAGCTACGTAATTAGCACTACTTGTATTAACTTTACTATCGTCTCCTAATGAAAAACCATTACTATTAAACGCTGTAACACAATCATCATCATCTGCTACTCCACCATCATCATTCCATAATTGTACCTTACCTACACCTAATGAACTATTTTGATTACACCAATCACCACTTGCTCTATTTTTAATTAAAGTCCAATCAGGTTGAAATCCTAAAGATGTTATACTTTGTGTACTTCCATTACCTGTATAAGTAACTACATCAAAATGTGTATTTGGTCCTTTTTCTTCAGCAGGGTCTATATCATCTGATATAGGTAAGTTAGCTGATGCTAACGCAACATAATTAGAAGGCACAGAAAAAGTAAAATCTCCAAAACCATTTGAATCAGAATTACCTCCTGCACTTATAGCTCCACCAAATGTAGAATCTTGTCCAAAATTAAATACTCCTGATGCTTCTGTTGAACCACCTCCACTACCTATGTATGGATATAAAGGGCCTGTCGGTATGGTATAAGCAGAACTTAAATCACTTCCATTCAAAGTCCATTTAATTTCATCATCATCTCTATTAACTAAAATACCAACTTTTTGAGGAAAACTTCTAAAATTACCAATACTATCAGCAGATTGACCTGTACCATTTAAATATGCTTTACCATCATAATTATCAAAAACATAACCTCCATAACTACCTTGTGCTCCACCTCTACTTTGAGTAAGATTTGCTCTCATTGTGTCTGGGTTACACACACCTATAAAAACTTGGTCTTCACTTCCACCAACTCCTATTATATACATCTCATAGTACCACTTACCTGTATCTGGAAAACCTGCTGAACAAATAAAACCTCTATTATTAGTGCTTACTGAATATTTTAAATTACCTTGACTAAATGTAAAGCCACCAGTATTTTTCTCTAAACTACCTATTGTTGCAAAATTTGTGTTACTTGACATACTTAACTCCCTGCTCCATTAGTAGGTGTATCAATAACTTGATGGTCTGTGCCTGCGTTAGCAACTGTAAAATTGTTTCCATTACCACTACTGTCAGTGCCTAAATTACTAGAGTCTTCATATTTAAGATGAAAGCCGTTTGAACCAAAAGAACCACTATATGCTTTAGGTATCCAAACTCCATTTTTAGTTTCACCAAAAGTTTCTGCTGTAAAAGCTTCTGCTCCACCATCTATAAACATAGTTTCTGCGAGATATCCATCAAATAATTTACCATCTCCCACTGCACTATCTCCTATCACATGGTCACGACCAGAGTTGTTTATATCACTTGTGTCACCTGAACCCACTGCTCTACTTCCACTATAACTTGAATATCTAGTTCCGTTTATATAAAGTCTTGCTCTATCTGCTTCTGTGCCATCATCTGAGTCCCAAATGAATACCAAATGATACCAGCCGGTTGTATCACGAAACTGTGCGTTTGTTATTCCGTAAGGAGGTGTACTACCTCCCAGATAATCTTGCCAATATATGTGCATATCAATTGCATAAAAAGCAATATAATCATATTGTCCTGCTCTACCACTTCCAAATATTGTTGAATAACCATTATCACCACTATCTGAACTATTAAGTAGTCCAAATTTCAACCAAGTAGAAAATGCCCAAGATGTTCTGTCACCTGCTGAACTTAAATCAAGTTTCAAAGAAGTTGCATCAGCTTTATCAAATCGCATTGAGTTCTGAATTTGATGGTTATAGAATCCACTAGCACTTGTTGGTTTGTTCCATAATTCGCTGTTTAACATATATTTATCCTATCCAAATGCAAGTTGTGGTGCTCCTAATTTTATTGAGTTTGATGCAGATACAAAATACGGAATCACATCGATTGAATTTGCTGCTGTACTAATTGTAAGTGCAGTTGCTGCTGGAGTTTCATAATCTGTTCCTGTACTTAATGTTCTGCTCCCTGTACCGTCTTGAATAAATACTATAATACCAGATTGTCCTGCTGATTCTGTAGATGGATTAGCTAAAGTTACATTACCTGTCGCTGTAAGTACAAAGTTTTGATAAGTATCAAAGTCTAGTGTTACACTACCACTTTGAGAACCAGCTGTTTGTGTACTGCCCACAGCACCAGCACCCAACAGCAACTTACCAGCTGCAGACATGTCCATAGTCAGAGGAGTTACAGCACTACCGCCATCATCTCCCTTGAATATAATATCCTTATCTTGCACGCTAGAAGTAATTACAGCATCGCTTGAACTATTGCTAAAATCTAGTATTGATGTGCCACCAGATTTAAATGTAACATTATTTCCAGCAGCGTCAAGTACTATATCTGCTCCAGAATCTAGTGTTACAGTAGTACCAGCAAGTTCAGCAGTACCGTCTGCTGTTATCTGTATGTTCGCAGCTGCAGCAGCAGTGTCTGTTGTTTCTACTGTCAGTGTACCGTTTGTACCTACAGTAAATACAGCAGTATCATCTGTTGAACCCGTCATGGTCATTACTTTACCATTGATGGCTACGTCATCTACAGTCAATGCTGTAAGCGTGCCTAAACTTGTAATGTTTGCCTGTGCAGCAGTAGAAAGTGTACCTGCTATCGAACCACCAGATACGTTGATACCAGCACTGAACACTGGTATTTGATTCATAGTTACTACACCGTCTGAAGCGATTGCTATGGCATCTGCATCTGAGGCAGAACCAATCTGTCCACCGTCTGCTATTCTAATGTCATGGTTGAATACAGCAGTACCAGCATCACTACCATCAAGAGTTAAGAAAGTAGTGTCTGAACTACCATCAGTTCCTTTGAAGATAATATCACTATCACCAGCCTGTGCATCTATAGTTATATTACCAGAAGATGTTGCAATAGTTACAGCACCGTCTCCTGTACTTATATCATCAGCTGCTGTTCCCGCTGCAGAACCCCAAGATATATCTGTCCCATCAGATTTTAATATCTGTCCATTTGAACCTAAAGCAAGAGCAGCTGGATTACCGCTTGAATCTCCATAGATAATCTTACCTCTTGCAAGACCTGCCATCTTTGCCAATGTAACTTGATCATCAGCAATATGTGCTGTATCTATAGAACCATCCGCATAGTGTTCTGAATCAATAGCATCATCTGCTATTTTGGCACCTGTTACTGCATCAGCATTTATTTTTGCAGTTTCTATTGCACTAGAAGCAATATCTGCAGCTACAATAACCCCAGAACCAATAGCAGCTACACCATCAGTACCAATTGAAATATCTCCAGAAATTACAACAGGATTAAAATTTGTTCCGTCAGCAATTAAAGCAGCACCACTTGTATTGGTACCCATAGTAATGTCATCACCGGTAACTGTTAAATCTCCTCCTACAGTAACATTACCTGTTGTTGTAACTGTATCAATATAAGCATCTTTCCATCTTACACTTGAAGAACCTAAATCAACATCACTATCTGATTGTGGGCCAAATATATTATCACCAAGATAAACCTGCTCAACATTATTTGCATAAAAATGTATTTCATCAGCTGTTTCAAAATCTATTTTTGTCTGGTCGTCTTCACCAATTTTAATATCTGTTGCTAATAGAGAAGTAATACCAGTTTGTGCTGCATCAATTGCAAAATCAATATTATCATTTGTTGTGTCATAAGTAACTGTAATACCACTTTCAGTATTACTAGAAAGCATATTAGTTCCAACCGTATCTCTAATATATGTAGCTAAAGCTGTGCCATTTACAGTTATAGCATCTGCTTCTAATGTGCCATCTATATCAGCATCTCCAGATATGTCTAAAGTTGCAGCATCTAATTCACCTGTTAGAGTTACATTTCTAAAACTGGCTGCATCTTTATTTGCATCAACAACAACAGCTTTACTTGCAGCAACTGTACCTGCAGTAATTCCGTCTAGCATTTCTAATTCGGCTTCTGCTAGTTCTGCACCTGAACCTAAAGTTAAAGTTCCTGTAACAGTAAGATTATCATTAATAGTTACTTCAGAAGTAGAATGTCCGATTGAAATAGGTACACCAGATGTTGCAGTACCTATAGTAATACCATTTGAGGTATTAGAATTATCTATGTTTAATGATGTTGTTGCATCTAATGAAATAGTTGTACCATCAACAGCAAGTGTACCATCTATATCTGTATTATCTAAATTAGCTGTACCGTCAACATCTATATCACCAGCAAGATCAATACCTGCTGCACCTGCTAAAACTAGATCATCCGTTGAAGCATCCCACAACATATAAGCACTTGCTGTATCTCCAAAAAACTTTACATCGTGTCCTGCATCGTCAACTCCTACGGTTAATGTTCCAATCTGTACAACTCCATCTGCCGACTGATCCCATAACCAATATTTTCCAGAAGTATCTCCAAAAAACTTTACATCATGTCCAGTGCCATCAACACCAACATTTATTGCGTCAGAAAATTTAAATAAATCTTCATCTTCCATCCACGTAATAACACCATCATTTGTTTCTCCGTCAAATGTCATTACGATATCAGTACCTGCTGTTCCTACTCCAAACGTAGGTTGAAGAAAAGCAGATGCTAACTGATTAAATTCATTATTTAAATCAGAAGCCTCAATCACTCCTCCGTCAACAATTCCTGATGAACTCTGTCTTGTATAAGTTGCCATCTTATGCCCTTCCTCCCGGTGTAAATTCTAATTGAAATCCTTTTATTGAAAAAGGAATGTTACTGCTTGTGTCTGTAATTTTAACAGCTACAGCAAAACCTGATCCTTCTACTGTCTGCCTTGTTATAGGTAAGTCACCTTGTCCGAATGCTGCCGTACCAAATAAACCAACACCAAATACCGCACCACTTCCAGAAGTACTCAATGTAAATACATTTGGTTGTGGAGTACTAACATCATCGTAGTTATACTTAACGTACATATTTGCACTTACTGCACCTTCCGGTTTCCAGTTTAAGTTTACTCTCTGCATTGTTTTTCTAATGCCCGGATCTCCCATTGTTATATCTGGTGAACGATACGTAGCATCTATATTTGTAGTACCACCAGCTCTAGTCCAAACATTTCCTGAATCCTGTTTGTAAATATATCCATCATACCCACCACTAATTGTAGTCTCTACATTACTTATTAATTCTGAATCACAACAAGCTGCTTTCAATCCTTTAATATCAGAATATTCATAACCCATTTGATTAGTATTAGGATTTATTTTAATTACAGCAATCAATCCTTTTTGACTTGCTTCTAAACCTCCTGTTACTGGATAGAATAATCTATACTGTGATTTATTTCTTATAACTGTAGCAGTTACATTATCGTATGTAATCTCATTAATTCTGTCTTGTACCTGTTTAGAAACAGTACCCAATTCCACGTCACCAATTCTTGCTGTACCAGCAATTGTACGAATACCATCCGCAGCTAAGAAAATAATATCTCCACCGATTTCCTGAATGGAATGATGTGCAAGCGTACCAACATTCTTCGCCACTTCGGCAAGTGCAAAATCAGAAGAACTTTTTCCTGCTAGTTTATAAATACTAGATTCTCCAAAGATAAATAATTCATCACGGAATACTTTCATTCCTGTAACTTCTGTACCTATTTTAAAAGAACCTGCTCCGTTACCAGAAGTAAAATCGTCTTCAGCAAAAGGTGCACTGAATATAATTTCAGCCTTGCTGTTACTCATACCTGCGTAGAACATATGATTAGCAAAAGATTTTACAAATCTAGGATTAGTAGGTGCTGTTCCTCCTCCAGTAGCATTAATTACATCTTCAGTGTAACTTGTGTTTAAAGTAAATGCAGCTGCAGCTCCAGTAGCTATAATTATTTTATCATTACCATCGTAGTTAAATTTATCAAAATCATAAGTGTATGTAGTTCCCTTACTTGTAGCTCTACTTGTCCAACTACCACTTGTAGTTCCTGTATAGACAGTTCCACCTCGTCCTGCTATTACTATATCATTAAAAATAGCACAGAACATAATTCTTTCTGTTGCTTCAGCTACTTGAGGTACAATAGTTGAATTAAATTTAGTAGTACCATTTAGTCTTCTATATCCACCAGTTATATCAGGTTCAAAATTAGAAAGCTGTAATGCTTCTCCGGGGTGCATAGCAAACACATCTTTGTTAAGTGTCAAACCTCCAGAACAGCTTGCTTTAAATGGTGATATAGCACTGGTATCAGGCATTTACATGAATCCTTGTATCTGTCATATAAGACTTTGTATTAATATATTCAGACCTCATCTGCTGTAGCTGATATTGATATTCAGCAAGAGCCATCTGAGCAGCTTGAGCATCTGATCTTAGTATGTGTGCGTAATATTTAGCTCTTGTTATAATTACGTCTTTAAATCTGTCGTCTAAATCCATAGTATCACCGTGTGCAGATAAATCTGTATGGACTTTCCAGTATTCATATTGAATGCTATAATTACTTTTATCAGGCACAGGAGATAAACCTAATTTTTTATTCTGTGTAGGGTAAACATGAGTAGGTCTACCAAGAACAGAATCGTCATTTGCTAAATCTCTTTCAAGAAAGCGTTTACTCCAATCATCGTAAGTCATATATTCTAATTTATTAACGCCTATATCTTCTGAAACTCGTATGTAATCTACGTCTAAATTAGTTGCTGTACTTGTGTTATTTACAGTTACAAAAGTTGTCTGTGCCGTTGCTGTAAAAGTTGTATCTAACACATTACCAGCACCAAAATCTTCAACAGTTAATGTTGTATTTAAATTTGTAGTGTTTTCAGCAGAAGTACCTACTTGTACTTTCAAAGCCTGTCCTACACTTTCAGAATCAAAAACTCGTATTTGTATTCTGTATGTAGTATCTTTCACAGTAGAAAATGATTGATATGCAGCATAATCATTCAAACGTAATCTACCATTTCCTCCTGAATTATATGCAGCACTACCTGCTCCAGCTATGGTTGTCCAGCTAGATATGTCAGAAGTAAACTCTCCATTAGTAATTAATTCTTTTGGTACCAAGCGAAAGGAATCCCAATCTATTTTTCTATACGCTAAATCTCCACTTTGAGGAGACGCTGAAGAAGGCAGGCTGTAAGTACGCTGTCCTGCATTCGTAACTTGAAAAGTAGATTTATATAAATCTGGTATTTCAGATATTGAATTATACACCTCGTGCATAGCTTTCAATACGAATTTTTTAATAGCTGTCTGTATTCCTCTGCTACTTGAAAAAGTACTAGAAGTCAATTCAGCCTCATTCATTTCGTTTAGTACATTATTAACTAATGTTAAGTAAGTAGTTGCCATCTTATGCTATTTCCGTATTATTTGATTTTTCTATTCTATCTAATTTCTTTAATATTAAATTTACACTTTGTTCTATAGTTTTAACTCGTAACTCTATTTTTTCTAATCCTTCAATTTTATTAGGATTTATTTTTATAATTTTTTGTGTAGCTCTCATATTGTGAACAGCCATGTCTTACTCCTTAAAGGTAAGGTAGGGAGCTATAATAACCCCCCACCTAAATGGTTACGTATTAGTTGTGATCGGTTTCATCTACACCAGATATGTCGCACATTACAGCCCAAGCTCTAACTTTGCCTGCGTCATCTTGTGCTCCCAGAACTTTAACGTCAATAGTATCTGCAGAACCGTAAACAGTTCCTGCATTAGATACATTTTCCACTAAGCCTGCAAATCCAGTTGAAGTAGAATCATAACCGTCTACATAACTGTCAACATCTCCTCCATCACCTACGTCTAGAGTAACACCACTAGCAGAAGCAGTTAATACTTCTATACCAGCGTTAATAACTAGAGTTTCAGCAGGGACATCAATCATTTGAACAATGTCATTTGCTGCAGGATCAAAAGTTGAGAAGTCAACTGTATTTTCAACTAAATAGGGTGTCCTTCCATTAGAAGGATGCCCAGTAGTACCGCCTTTACCAGTTTTATCATGTGTTGCCATGCTTTATATCTATCCTCCCAATTAAGAATCTAGATCCATAAGGCCTTTAAATACGCCTTTGAATCCTGTTGTTGTTTCACCACGAAGTACTTTTCTTCCAAAAACATGTAATCCTCTTACAATGTCAGAGAAACTATCTGGATCTCTTATCACTTCGGTCTTTGCGATGTGAGATGCAGTAGCAACACCAGACATATGTCCGTAGAGAATTGCTGTCTGTCCGGAAGTACTTGAAGACCCAAAAGTATGAGTTGCAGCTGAACCAGTTGAACCAACTGCAATAGCATTTGATTGATATAAATCAAAGCCGTGTAGTGGTCTGTCTGTTACTCTACCATTTAATAATGGTGAGCCAGAACCAGTTACAGATGCATCCATAATCTTAGAGCCAGCCTGTCTCAACACCTCGTAAAATTGAGGTGGAGCTACAAGCCAACGATTTTCTTCAGGTACATCGTTCTTGTCTAACTCTGCTGCTGCTTGAGCTACAAGATTAGCCACTTCATCACCAGTGTTAGCTGATGTTGCTTGTGTGCCTAATGTTCCTGTAGATGCTACAGCATTGTCATACATGTTTTTAAGTACGTTGTAGTCATAAGCCTTCTTCAAAGTGTATGCACCTGAAGAAGTAGCAAGAGCTTCCCAATTTACGTGTGACTGTCTTTCCTCGATGTCATCAACCTTAAATGCAAAGTAGTTACCTTGATCAATTGTCAATTGCATTTGATCGTCAGCTAGTACTTGTGTATTTACGGTCTGACCTCTAGAATAAGAAGCTACAGTAATTGAAGGCTCTTTTAGTATGTTTACAGTATCGCCAAAGTTCTCGATTTCCCCAGTGTAGTCGGTATTAGTTATTGCTTCTACAACCGATGCTCTACGGAAAAATTTGAGGACTTTTTGACTGTAAATAGCAGGTGCCCAGTTACCAGTAGGTAAATTTTGGTAGCCTGCTGCTAGTCCCATAGTAGCCATATTTTTCTCCTTTTATTAGCTATTATTCATTTATAACACGACCAGACTTCACAGCCTGATCAATTTCCGCTTCATATTGCTCATACTCCCAAGGTTTGAGCTTCTGAATTTCAGACATCTTCCATGTCCTGCCACTCTTACCTGTAGTGTTAATCTCCCTTGCGGCAGACTTAGTTACAGCTTTCGCAGCGTCTTTAGACCTGTTAGAGGTCTGTTTCCCGCTTATACCAATATCAGCTTTGTATAGATCAACAGTCCTACTTGCCCAAACAGGATCGGTATTGTTCTTGGTAATACCTTCAGAAATGCTTTGGGGCTGTTGCTCAAGCCAATTTAAAAACTCTTGAGAAGTCTTTATCTCTTCAAAATCCGGATGATTGTTCAGAAGCTGTCTGTAGGCTGATTGAACTTTAGTCTTCTTTTCTTTTGCAGTTAATCTACCTATTTCAGCTTGAAGATCCTCTACTTGTTTAGAAGCCATATTGTGAGATATAGTTTCTACAACTTGGTATACATCTGGATATTGATCTTTAAATCTATCAAGTTCTTCAGGTGTCTTTGGTGGAGCATATTTAGGTTGAGGTTCCTCTATAGCCTTCTTCTGTGCTTCTAGAGTTTCCTTTTCCTGCTTCCATTCGGACAGCTTCTGATCGTAATATTTTTTAAGGTCATCGTATCTTTTCTTATACCTAATTTCAGTTTCGGGGTCTCCTTGAACTCCTTCCGGCTCTTTTGGAGCTGGCTTGGAAGAATCCATAAAACCTTCTACTTCAGGAGTGGCTTCCATCGTGGCCTTGATGTCAGTGTCCTCGGTTGCTTCAGTCGTTTCATCTTCAGTTGTTAGCACTCTATCTTTCCCCTCGTACATATTTACACGAGGATCGTTTTCAAGTACTGCTGCTTTATTGTGTTTATTGGTCTTTCCTTTTTTTGCCATTTTATTTTCCTTTCTCAGTGCCTCATAATTGAGGGTGGCTGGTTATGGTTGTAGAAACCCAGTGCCGGGGCAAACGGGTGGCCGGGTGTTTTTTTAGTCGTTTTTCTTAGCCAGTTTTATATTTGCCTGTGAATCTAAATTAGGCATAATTGATCCGGCTATTGCTAACGCTAAATTCAGTTTAGGATCTTTAATTAATAAATCCTTAAATTTCTCTATGTCTGCATTATACAATTCTTTTAATTTATCCGCAGAGTATCCTGTAACTTGTGCTGCTTTATCGCTGTAGTATTTCTTAAAAGAATTATTAAATGAACTTTCATCATTAAAAGTTTTACCTATTGCATCTATGTTAATTTGAAAAACACCGTAGTCGTTAGTGTCAGAAATCATTTGTTTAGAATCTCCAGAATTACTTTCAACTATTGCTAGTTTTTCAAAAAAATCTCTATTGTATAAATTATGTCTCTCTAGTTCTTTAAAAGCTGGAAGAACAGAGTTTATAGCATTTGTTACTTGTGCTGTTGGTTTAATTGTATCAAATTGATTTAAAACATTTGCTTCCCATTTTACATCTCTTACTGTTTTTACAGTTGGATTATGTCCTTTATATCCAGTTTTAAATAATTCAAAATCCACTTGTGAAAAAGGAACTTCTTCTACTGAAATAGTTTCTGGTGTAGTATCAATTCTAGCTGTTTCAACATTATCTATTTTTGGTTTTTCTATTTTAGTTTCAGGTAAAGCATGCTTCATTTGATTTTCCATGTTCATAGCACTTGCTTGTTCTTCTGTATCTCTTCTTTCTCCCAAATCTTTTAAAATATGATCTCTATTTTTTATTTGTTCTTCAGTAAGAGCAGCATTTCCTCCATCTTGAAAACCCGGTACTAACTGTGCTTGCTGTTGCTGTCCTTGCTGTTGCTCGTGTTCTGCTATTAATTTTTCTGTAAGTTCCTTACCTCTATTATTCATTTTTTCAAGTCTTTTATAGCCTATCTCCTGTGCTATAATATCAGGTATTACAATCTCACCGTTTGATATTAATATATCTTCTGCTTTTTCCGGTATCTTATCTATATCTACTCGTACACCTTTTTTATTTAAATTATCAATAGCTTCTTGTATGACATCTCTAATGTACATTTTGCCATTTGCAATTACTGCACCTTTACTCAATACAAAACCGTCACTTTTAGTTTGTATATCATCAGCTACACCTGATCTATCTTTTCCGTCTACATTTATTTCGCCTACTGGGCCTGCAGGCACAGCTTCTTTATCTTTAGGGGTTGCCTTATCTGTTTGAACTTTAGCCGGTGGAATCTTTCCTCCTATGTTTGCTTGCATTGCTGGTTGTTCCATTGGTTGCTCTACAGGCTGTTCCATTGGTTGCTCTACAGGCTGTTCCGTTGACTGTTCTTTTTGAGGTGCCATCATTGATTGAGGAATTGCACTAGGAGTTTTATCATGTATAGATTTAGATTTTAATACGTGTTTTATTTTTTGATCACCCATAGAATTAGCAATTTTTTCTTCGTCTGTCATGCTTCTATATTCATCTATGGTTATACCCGTTCCGTCTTCAGGCTCTATTGTGCCTTCAGGAGGATACTCTCCAGTTTCAGCTTTAAAATTAAGTACAAAAAACCTTTCTACGTAAGGAACTAATCCTGATATTTCTTGTTGTTCATCAGGAGTTAAATTTTGTTTCATTTTTAAAGCTATATCTTGTGGTATTACAGCAGGATCATTTTCTGTTAAGAATTGAAAATCCATCTCTCCTATTGGTATAGGTCTGTCTTGTTCTTCACCCACAGGCACAGATTGTTCCGGTTGCTGTACGCCATTCATCATCTGTTGATTATTTACGACCATTCGCCACTTTCCATCATGTTTGCTAAAATGTTTGCTCTTGTTTTTACCTGACCGGCCCATTTGCTGTCCAGCATTTCCATCTTGGCTCGTTTAAAGTCTCCGTCTATTACAGCACCAAAAAAGTTAGGCCATTCTCTCTGATTAAATCTAGATACACCCATGTTAAATACCATGTCTATAAGCACTGTTTTTCTAACTTCATTCAAGTCTTTTATAAAACTCCAGTGGTCTATCTCTTTTAATACTCTATCTACATCATTGGATAGTAAAATCTTTGCCTCTTCTTCTGTAATACCAAGACCATCTCCTGCGATGTTTCTACCTACACCAATTGTAGGGTGTCCTACTAGGGTGTCGCCAGCCCGTATTTCATTACCATTTGCATCATCGTACACTTTTAATCGCATACCTTCGTGCAATATTAACTTTTCTATTAGTTTTTCTCTTGTCTCTTCATTTATCATTTTTTAAATTGTCCTATTGATTTCAAACCAAAACTAGCACCGATACTTGCAAGGATACCCCAACTTAACCAATCAGGGCAGTCTTCTCTCAAGAACCTAAACCCATCAGATAAATATGGCTGTGCAGCAGGAACAAAGCATGCTACTATGATGGAGATGAAACAAATTGTCCAGAGTTCGTCTTTCCAGCTATCTGCAGAAGCATCCATTGCTTTCTCTTCCCAGTTCGCATCACTCTGCACTCTTTTTACTTGTGCTTCTATCTTTGCTACTGCTAACTTTTGTTTTATCTCTGCTTTCTTCTGTCTACCCTTTAACCATGTTCCTGCTATATTTGCTATTGGGCTTAAAAATTGTAACATCTATACTCCTCTTATGCGTAAAATTGCTTATTAAATTTAGCTACTTCTTCTTGAAAATCTTCTTGTGTTTTATATCCTACTTTCATCGGCAATCCATTAGGGCCTATTCGTACACCTTTATATATGTCTCCTTCAACTATTCTCTCTCCATTTGGCCCTTCATATTCCATAGCGTGTCGTAACCACTCGCTTGGACTTACAGAACCATCTCCCATAGTATCTATTCTCTCTAACACACTTCTATAAGGTGCCTCCCTTCCTCTAGTCATGTATTTATCTACACCATCTCCTCCAAACGCTGCTTGTGACCAAGCACCTTCATTTACTTTCAAACCAAAATGATCTGCAAATGAATACATGTAATCTACGTTTTTGTTTGCTTGTGCTAATAAAGCACTAGAATTAAAACCATTGTAACTGTGAGCATTTACAGCTTTTATTTTTCTGTTTTTGCCTTCTTCTGGACGGGCAAATTGATTACCTTCATTATCTACCAATCTAAATTCTACACCGCCCATTGGAACTTTATCTTTTCCTTTTCCTCCAATTAAACCTGATTGATATAAAAAAGTAGCAGCGGTTATACCCCACCCTATAGGCCCTGCTGCTGCCATAAAACCGGGTGTGGATATTAATCCCATAGCGTTTAAACCACCTATCGTACCTATTATACCACTTACAGCTTGAGCACCCTCCATTGGGCTGTCAATACCACCTTTTAGTGCATCATACGCAGAATATGCAGAAGTTACAGCCATAGCTGTTCCTCCTATTTGGCCCGCCAATGTAGGAGATGCTGTAGAACTTTGAGCGTATTCTTGATAACTTCCATATTTGCTACTTGCTACTTTAGGGTCATAGCCGGGTAGTTTATAACCTCCTACGCTTGTAATAGGTTTGTTTATGTTTTTAATATCTGAATGAATCCAGTCTTGTTCTGCTAACCAATCAACACCTTTTGCCACAGTTTCTGCACCTGCAGCAGCGTGCTGAATTTCAGCACCATCAGAGCCCTTTACTACATCTGAAAGATTGCTTATATCAGTAAAATAACTATCTTCTTTTGCTTTTTCACTTAAAATAGCACCGGCTCCAGATATTAAACCCATAGTTGTAGGAATGGCTAGCGATTTAAAAGCATCCACACCAGCTCTCCAGTTTGCACTATAACCATCTCCGGCATCTCGTAAATCAGAAGTAACATCTACTAAACTTGCAGGAGTAGAAGACATAGCTGCCATTGTTCGTCTTAGTTTAGTTAAAGGGTCTTGAGTTCCTTCATCAACCTCTTCTTTATCTGCTTCGCTATTGAGAAAATCTAATCCTTTAAAAGCATCTCTTTTAACTTGAATATTGGCTGCCTTTACATCGCCTACTCCTGCAACTTCAGCAGGCCCTTCTAAAAGTGAAAATTCAATATCAGATACTTCACCTGATTGTTTTGCCTGTTCTCCAGTAGTTGCAAAACCACCTATATGTGCTGGGTTAATTGCCATTTATTTTTTATTATCTTCCTTTTTCATCTGATCAAAATTAGTCTTCAAGTTGAGGAGCATTGCCAGCAAACTGGCTCTCCCCTGCAGTCGGTACACCTCCAGTTCCGATTGTGCCGTTACCAGTCCCTGTAATGTCTGTAGGTGGAGGCCCTGCAGCAGTTTGTTGAGGGGCTCCCATACCTGTGGGTTGTTGACCACCGGGGCTAATTGTTTGAGGACTTCCTGATTCTGGTTGTTGTTCTGGTTGGACATTTTGCATTATTCCTTTCAGCATTTCTGCGTATATTTGAGCTTGGTTAATATCATTTACTAGACTGTCTGGATCAATATCTTGTGAAATTGCTAATTCTTTTATAAGATTAGGAATCTTAATAAACGGAGCTAACATAGGATTAGCCACTGTTTGCAATAAAGCAGTTAATCTTTGAGAACGAACTTCTTTTTGCATTACAGAAGATACACCTTTTGGTTTTATTTCTAAATCTCCCACAATATCAGGTTGTTCATTATTAAACTGCATATTCCATTGAAACAATGCTTCGCCTAGTGGTTTCAAAAGATAGTCATCCAAATTTTTAATAACAGTCTTTATTGATAGGCCAGCTGATCCTAACAACATTGATAGGCCAGCTGCTGTTCTGCCCGTGCCAGTAACGCCTGTCTGTCCGTGCATAATACTGGGTATACCAGTTTCTTCATCAGCCAACTGTCTAGCTTTATCATACATCTGTATGTTTTCTCCTGCAGTGTTAGGAAATTTAATTCCATTCACTGCAGTTCCTGTAACGCCAGACTGTCTTCTGAATATCTTGCCCGGAAATATATCATAATTCTGTCCGGGAACTAATGATGTTTCATCAACATCAAAAACCATATTACCTGCCAGAGATAAATTATCAATTGCCATACGAACATGCCCATTCATTAACATCTGTGCATCTTCCATATTTTCTGGTATTCCAATGCCCCATATTTGATAAGGGCTTATTTCATAAGGAAATATTTGATAAGGCATACGCATAGGTACAAAAGGATTTATTACTGCTCGTAAAACCTGTCCTCCACATATCCAAATATTTGCCTGTACTTGTCCTAAATCATCTACTTCAGAAGTGTCTACACCAACTTGTTCTAAAAAATTAGAATCTATACAACCCCAATATTCTAAAACTTCGTATCTATCAGCAGACCCTGTTTGTACTTGTTCTTCATCTCGTATTACACTCTCATAATACTTATCTTGGTAGTTACCACCACCTTCTAAAACTTCTCGAATAGCATCAGGATTGAACATTGGCATGTCCATTAAATTTCTAAGCTGTGCTCTATTCATCTTGTGTCTTTGAATTATATAATCACAGTCATCTACATTTGTTGCTAGAGGATCAGGATAGAGATCCCAACATGATACAGATTCTATTTTAGGCACGTCTTTAAAATAAGGTGTGTATGTTTTACCTTCTCCTTCTACACTCTCCCATTTATGTACAGTTTTTGTATGTGTAAATGGGCCTTTTATAATTCCTGTACCTAATAAAGCAGATTCAAATATAGCATTTCTAAGTGTAGAAATAGCATTTGAACCCATCAATTGATCATGTATTACTTTTTCCATCCTCAAAGCTGTTTCCTGTGCAGGAGATATTTGTGGTTCGCCCATCCTAGCTTTACCTTCAGCAATAGGTGCACCTTCAAATTTTGGTGCTAAACCTCCTAAATAATCTAAATTACCTTCTGTAGCCTGAAAACCTCCGGGTGGTAATTCTCTTCCATCTCCTTTAAAACCATAAGGATCGGCAGGAACAGCTTGATCAAGAGGGGTTTCTATATGAGCAAACTCTGCTATTCCTTCAGGAACAGGTGTAGGCTCCACAGTAATTGGAAATTTCTTATTAGCAAATAAGATATCTACAATCTGTCCGTAGGCAGCAAGTACTTTTGTCTTGGTTATTTTTATAAATACTTTTGATTTTTCTTTTGATGTATACTGTGTAGTACTATCATAGACACCTCTAAAATTTTTATAAGCCTTTAACCATCGTTCTTCATGTACTTGCCTACCGTCTTCAGCCTCTCGTTGTTTCTCTTTGATGTACCCTACTAATCCGGGTGCATCTTCAAGAGACATGTCTTCTGATACGTCTTGAGGATCGCTCATTTTTTATCCTAACTTATTTTACTTTTTTTGTTTGACCCATGATGTAACCGGCTTGCTTCATATGAACATTACCAGAAGCAGATTTAGAGTCTTCAGACTGCTTAAATGCTCCGCTGTTCTCGCCCATTACTTTCGGATCCAGTTTTTCTCTGTATAGCTTTTCACCAACTTCACTCATTTCGCCTTGCTTCTTCATCTGGCCCATGATGTAGTCTGATTTATATGCTTTTGGATTACCGTATGGCATGTTTACCTCCTTTTTTGGTTGTTAAAATTAATCTATTGCTCCTAGTGGATCTGCAAGAAGTTTATCCATTTCTTCTTTTTGTTTTGCTCTTTTAAATTCTTCTTTTATTTTTTTTTGTTCTTCTTCATATGCTTTGTTTCTTTTTAAAGTTGCTGATAGTCTTTCAACATGTTCTAATGCTTTTGGGTCTCCCATTTTAGCAGCTCCAGTTAGTATATTTTCTTGCTCATGTGGTAAAGCATCTCCTATATCTGCTGTTCCCGTTTTATACATTTTATCGTCTGCAAGTTCTTTATCAACAACTAAACCTCTAGGGCCTTTATCATAATCAAAAACATTATATCCGTAAACATTTACACCCGGCCCTAATAAATCCTCAGCACTTAAATTATCTTCTAACATTGTAAGACCCCCTGTAAGAAGTCCTAAACCTAAAGGGCCTTTTCCTTTTTTAAAAAGTTCTTTTAGCATAAGACGTACATCTTTTTCTTTTTTAAGATCTAATTTATTTTCTTGTGCTATTTTTTTTATATTATTATCTGTTTCTTCATTCATATTTTCACTGATATAATCTCTATCAGCTTCATTTAAAGGGTCTACATATTTTTCTATTTTACCCCCCAAAGTATTACGAGCTTTTGTTAATGCTTCATCTTCAGAAAAACCTTGTTTCATAAATTCAACTTTCATTAAATTTATATCTGCTGTTTTTGCTTTTTCAGCTTCTATTAAATCTTTTCTAGTAGATGCTTTAGTTTTTATTTTTTGTTTTATTTTACTGTCTTCTCTTTGTTCTTGAATATCACCGTAATTTATTTCTGTAACAGGAACTTCATTTACAGGTGTATTAGTTAATAATTTTGCTCTAGCTTCTTTAGGCATCCATGCTAAAAAATTTCTACCAGTAATTAAATATCTTGAATCTGGCGTACTTTGTTCTTTAACATATTCATTAAGACCTTCAGGAACTTCTAAATTATTTGCAGCTAAAAATGCATATAAATTATTTGAACCTGAAAAGGCTATAAATCTATTATCTACAAATTTACCTACATGATTTATAGCTCCTTCTCTATCATTAATACTTGGATAATTATTTTCTGTTGATTGATCAGCAATACCTTGTAAAATATTTATTGCACCTTTGTAAAATGGCCCCGCAAATTCTGCAATACCTTCAGACATTAAATATCTACCTTTTGCAAGTTTACGAAGCAATGCTCGTGTAGGGCTTCCTGCCTCGGCTTCTTCTTTTCCAGTTACATATGTTTCTATAGCTTTTTCTCCATAATTAGCTATAAGTCCTCTTGTAACTATGTCGTCTACAGCTATTGCAGATGGAAATAAAGGCCCTGTAGTTCTTCCTTCTTTTTCTGCTATCATCAAAGCATTATGAATTAATATTTTACCTAAAACAGTAAAATTCATTGCTTTATAATTTTGCTTTAATCCCCAGCCAGTAGCATGTAAATTATATTTTCCTCCATATGAAGAACCTTCTCCTCTAGTACCTTCAATTTTTTTAAAATCTTCTATGTTTAAAGTACTAATTTCTTTACCTCTATGTCCTGTTAAATTCATAAATTGAGCAGTTATTCTAGATAAAGGATTATTAATACCTTTTTCTATTTCTCTTAATGAAGCATATATATCATTAGGTAAATCTACTAATTTTCTACCTCTTCCAGTACCTGTCCCAGTTTTTATTTTTACTTTAGAACCTGTTCTAGTCCCAAAAAATTCTGTAAAATATCTTTTATCTGTATCATACCCTGAGTACTTAGTAATCTGGTCAAATACAGTTTCTAAACTTGCACCGTATTTAAAACCTTTTTCTTTTACTTTTTTAGCTACATATTCTAAAACAGATTTATCTTTAAATTGTTCAATAGGCATGTCTAGCACTGACATTTTACTATCAGGCATTTTTAAATTTTCCCATTGAGTAAGATATGAACTAAAAGCATTAATAGGGCCAGCCTTCCACGGATCAGCAATTTCCTTTTTCATTATTAATGGATTAGCTTCTATAAGTTTTTTTATATTAGCATTAAGAGTTTTACTATTTACATTAGGTTTATCTTTTCCTTCATTAAGTATACCTCTTGTAGCTATTGCTTCTAAAATTACATCTCTTAATTTTGTTTTACCTGTTGCCATAATTAATATCCAAATACCTGATCTTGTGGTTCATATTGCTGCGTCTGCTTCATCATCCTATGTGGAGAATGAACATTCATTAAAGTCCTACTCATTACCATATACCTCAACGCATCGTA